AGCGCAGCTTGTTGAATTTCAAGACGCAAGCCAACAATATCCATCGCTCCATTGATGGCCATTGTCGCACCATCAATAGTAAAGCCCTTAGAAGGATCAAGCTGCTCTTCCCTGATTTCCTTGGGCAGCGTGCCCTCAATGGAATAATCCTGAAGGCCGTAGTCACTTCCGGAATAACCAAACGAAACGCGAGGAGTTCTAGCGCCAGGGCTACGAGCCATGTTACTGTATTGCATGAAAGATTCCTTAGTAAAGGTAATAATCTTTCCTGCACGAGCCCCAGTGGGAACACGGGGAAACAGGTTCATCCCTACAAACTCAGAGTTTTGAAACCCTTGAGCGATTGCAGTGTTGACGGGGCTGATGCCAGCACGGGCCTGGCTGAGGTTTTGTGCGGACATGATCAGTTGGGGATAAGGAGAGCTTCAGCAATGTCACCAGCTGCAGCTGCAGCGGTGATAGATCGGGCAACGGTAGCACCAGTAGTTCGAGTCACCAGGCGGCCAACAGAGTCAAACTGCAGCGCAATGTCTGCGGCGAATGCCGCGCCGGCTTCAACCTGCGCAGTTCCCATCACAACAGCAGTAATGAGATCGCCACTCACGCCGCCAAACACCGCCACAGCGCCATGACCGCCAACGGCAGGAACAGCACCAGCAAAGTTGATGGCTCGGTTTTGGGTGATGGTAGCCGTTGCCCTGATGGGCAGGCTGATTTCAGCGTAATTACCAACAGCCATGATCAGTTGCCTCCTTGGGTGGTGATGGCGCGAATTGCATCCTGATAGCTAGCGCCAGGATGCTCAGCTTGATAGGCCAATGCGCTGGCGTGAATCGCCTCTTCATCAGCTCCAGGGCCAAGAACCCCGGAGAACACAAAGGCCTTGCCAGGCTTAGCCTCATGGTTGCCGTCAGGGGCAGGGGCGTAAAAAACATTGGGGGCCCCGTCAGACTGCCGAGCCTGCGCAACACTGGCGAGGCCGGCCTTTTCGGCGGCCAGAACAGCATCACCCGCTTCGACGCCGGTCGTCTTACCATCAGCGGCCAAACGGTCAATCAAAGCTTCATGGCCTGGCAGTGACCGGGCGCGAACATCGGCGATCCGCTGGCGCTCGGCGGCGGCGCCTTCAGCCCGCAATGATGCGACGACTTCGGGGTTGGCCGCCAGCCATTCGGCAGTGGTCTGGGGCGTGGGTTGATTTTCATCCATAGCAAAACGGGCGGGGGGCTGTGTGGATAGGGCAAAGCGCCCACCAGTGGAGGCGCCAGGGGTTGCAGTGAGTTGAGCTATCAGCATGTCCAGGCTACTGATTTGGTCCGCGAGGCCCGCATCAATCGCCTGTTGACCGATGAACATTCGCCCATCAGCCATGTCATTGAGAACACGCTCAACCGATACCCCACGGTTGGCGGCAACATCAGTGACAAACAGCGAGTACAAATAGTCTACTTGATACTGGATTACTTTTTGACCGGTTTCGGTCAGCGGGCCATACTGCGATGCCGCCCGCTTGAACTTGCCGGCCACGATCTCGGTAGTCTTGACCCCCATCGCCTGCTCTCGCTGGCTCACGTCCACATGGGTCGCAACCACACCGATCGAGCCAACCTGAGCGGTTCCAGAGTCCAATACCGTCAGGTCAGTGGCAGAGCCTATCCAGACTCCAGCGCTGGCCATTAGGCCCTGAACCATGGTGGCGATCGGCTTCACACCACGCACCGCCCGCACCGCCGCCGCTGCGGTCTGGGTGCCAGCCACGGTGCCGCCTGGGGTGTCCGCCAGCAGGATGATGGCCTTGACGGTGGGGTCTGCCGCTGCGGTCTGAACATCACGGGCAAACAGCTCGGTGCTGGTGCCACCTGACATGTTGGTCATCAGGTTCATTCGCTGGGCCAACACGCCATGCAGCGGGATCAATGCCGCGCCGTTCCGCACCTCATAGCCCTGCTGCTGCTCGGTCCCCAGTGGCCGGCCAATCCTGGCCTCTAATGCCGCAATGTCCAGTTCCTCCCCACGGCTGCGAGCCGCGTAGATCCCCTGGATTTCTTCCAGGCGGTTGGGCAGGATCGCCCACGGTGCATTTAGGACATCAAGAACTGTCATGGGCCCAATCTAATCGGTAGTGTTGTTTGGGTCAGGTGGTGGCACCGCAACCGCAACCGCTGGCATCTGCAGACGATCGCGCACCCTGGCCGCCATCTCCCGAGCGCTTTGCCTGTGCTTGGTTTCCCAGTCGCCGCCGTCATAGGCCACAACTTCCTCGGCTCGGGTGGTGATACCCTCTTCCATGCGCTTGGCTGCCGCCATGGCCTCCTTCAATGGATCGAGAGCCCCAGGGCCATCGCCGCACCAGCTGGTCTGGCTCCACGCATACCGGATGAAAGGGTCAGCAAAAAACCCTGGCGCCTGGATGATCCCCAGTGCCACGGCATCGGCCAACCACTCCTCATAAATGGGCTGGCATAGCCGCTGTGCCAGCCAGACGCGCTTGATTTGCCAAGTCCGCCAGGCATCCATCAATGCAGCACGGCTGGCGGAATAGGAGGCGTTGAAGGCCTTGGCCAGCACCTCCTTAGGAATCCCCAGGCCCATGGAGCAGATGTTCAGCATCGCCCCAAAGAATGGGTCGAAGTTTGGATTTGGGCGGCCAGGGGTAGGGCTGACAATGCTTTCGCCTGGCATCAGGTTTATGGCGCGGCCGCTTTCGATCGTGCCGTCCCAGCCACCAGCTGCGGCCAAAATCTTGCCCCGCTCGTCATCGCTGAAAATGGTCGTTTCTTGAAAGGCATCTGGGTCCATCTGCAAAAACAGCGCCAGCGCTGCGCTGTTCACCGCCGCGTCCACTTCGGCGTCGGTGTACCGGGTTATCTGTTTGATTGTGGCAATAATCGGGGCCAGGATCGGCAGCCCACGGGTTTGGCCGGGGCGCTTTACCTCCTTCAGGTGCAACACATTGCGGCGGCCAGAACTGCCCCGGTACGGGATGCGCTCCCATGTGTTGGCGGTTCGGGGAACTAGCCGGCCTGGGTGGTAGCGAGAAACATGGATCGCTACCGGCTCGCCGTCGGCATCGCGCTCTACGCCATCAATCAGCGTGGCGGTATTCATCCGTCCATCTGGATTGCTAACCCGATCAGCCTCAACAAGCTGCACCGTCAGCCGAAACGGCCAATCCTCGCGGCCCTTATCACCAAGCAGTACAAACACATCACCGCTGGAATCATGCGAACGCAACGCCAACTGCTGCTGCTCATAGAAACAAAGCTCGCCATGGCGATCGGCATACTGGGATTTCGCCCACATTCCAAACCGCCGCTCGGTCATGCTCTGCCATTCGCTGGCCTGTTCATCCGACAAGCCCAGTTCCTTGGCATCGATTCGGCTTTGCAGGGTGAGGCCGGTTCCAACAATGTGCGAAACCCTTGTCTCGATTGCCCCAGTCGCTACCGGTGCGGTCCTCTCCAGGTCCCTGGAGAATGCCCGCAGGTCGGCCAGCTCATACTCGGCATCACCGTCTGCATCCAGCAGCTGGGGGCGCCAGTTGGCAAACCGCGGCGACCGGGCCATCCTGCTGGTGCCGGTCATGCCGCCAAAGGCCATCATCCCGCGGACATGGCCTAGGCGGTCAAGGTCGGCGGGCAGGGCCTGAGCCAGCTGAAGCTTCTTGTTGTTGCGACGCTTTGCCATCAGAAGTTAGGCCTAGGGGTGAATCCCCGGCCACGGCCATTGGCCCGACTGCTCAGCTCCTGCACTCTGCGATCCCATATCTGAATCCCTGCCTGAATTTCCGCTAGATCTGCACGCTTGAGCATTCGATCTCCCATCTTTTTTTCCTGACCACCCAATACCTTGACCTCGGCATCAAGGTAATCATTGAGCCGCGCAGTGGCGATAGCGAGCGTAATTCCTGCCATGCCTAGCATCATACTCACCCAAACCGCCCGCCAGTGCCAAACCTATTAGCCCCTCCCCCTCCTGTCCCCGGCGCCTGGGTGCCCAGGGTGCGGGCGAGCTGGGCCCACATGGTGCCTGGGGTGTAGCGGCGGGTCACCAGCTGCAGCACCGCATAGGCGTAGCGGGTGCAGTCGCCCCCCTCATCTCGCGCCCCGGTTGGTGGCTCCCAGTGATAGCTGATCTGGCCCCTGCTCCGCCGCGGCAACCGCCTCCAGGGGAACAGCTCCGCCAGGAATTGATCGGTTGAGCACAGGCCAAAATGCAAGTAGCCAGGGCCCACGGTCTCAACCCCCAACCGATACTGCAGTGACTTGACGCTTTCGTCATAGCCCACAAAGTACAGGTTAACCCCGTTTTTTACGATCGGCTTATTTTTGCGGTTGATGCTCACCGGCACGCCCCTGCCCAGCAACGGTTTGCCCTTCTGCGGGGCCCCTCGAACTGGCACCCAAGTGTCCTTACGGGTTGAGCAAAACTCGCGGACTGCCTGGCAACTGGTTGCATCGCCACCCTCGTCAATGCCGCCCCGCGCCAACCTGAGCACGGTGCCATCCTCTCGAACCCATTTGGTTTCGGCGATCCGGTCCAATTGCGCAAGCGTGTTTTTGTCCTGGGGATCGCCATCAATGTCCCAATGGCCCAGGTGCCAGCCCTCCTCCCCAACACCCCAGCCCCAGACGGTGGCCACCAATCGCTCGTTTGCCGTGCCGCCACCGCCCTGGGTGTCCACTCCAGCGGTGATCAACAGCACGCCATCAGGCACGCCGGTCAGGGTGAAATCTTCGCCAAGAATCGAATAACCGTTGCCCAGCTCCGTAGATTGCCGGCGCTTGGCCAGGTTGTCGGCCGAGACCTTGCCGGCCTGCGAGTCCTCCCAGCCTTCGCCGAGCACCGTATTTTTGAAGGTCTGCATTGGCTCTGGGTCGCCTTTGCGCAACGCCTCCAGGGCCTCTTTGTATTCACGAACCAGAATTGCCCAGTCCGCCGCAGGTGAATAGCTGTAGGCCGCCCACACATGGAACCCAACGAGACGAGGGACCTGGGCAACAGCGGTCGGGCGATCCTCGCAGCGCTCCACCATCCAGCGTTTTTTGCTGTGCGGGATTGGCTTTTTGCAATTCTCGCATTCGTAATGGGCGGTAAATTCGCCCTCTTTTATCATTTGATCCCATCGCAAAATTTGATAGTGATTGCAAAATGGGCAGGGAACAAAAAATTTTCTTTGATCTGATTTCTTGTATAATTCTTCTGTTCGCCCATCCTTAAATATCGGCGTACTGCCTACGCCTATTTTGCGGTCCCAGTAATAATCTGCTCGGTTGCGACCTAGCTTGTAAACATCACCTTCGTCAATTCTGCGATAAGCGTCAAACTCATCAAAGAGAACAATCTTTCTAGACTTGCGTCGAAAGGCCCGCCCACTCGCAGCGTTTACTATATCTATTAAACCACCATTGCTAAGCTGTTTTAGAAGGATTGTATTACTGCTGGTGTTGCGTGCTTTGGATTCAGTTATCAGCCCCTGCAGCGCTGGCGTATCCTCGAACAATGGCTTGATTTCTTCCTTGCTATACCCTTCAGCGTCTTCCTTTACTGGCTGCACAATCATGATCGGGCATGGATCATGGTGCGAGTAATACTGAACGACAACGCCCAACATCTTTGTCCAGCCGACGCGAGCCGACTTCAGGCAAACGACCGTCTCAACGTTGGGGTTAGTAAACGCATCCAGGATCGGGCGCTGATACGGCAGCGTCCGCCACTGGCCCTTCTCCGCTGCGTTGCCGGTCATCACCGCGCCGCCATCGACCGTGGCCGGTTGGTCCGCATATTCCGAAAGCCGGAGCTTTGGAGGTGGCTTGAATCCGCCCAGGATGCGCCGCGTCAGCTCCTGCACCGCTGGCAGCGTCAAGGCTCAACCTCTGGGTAAAGCTCCATTACGTCGCCCGCAGCGAGACCACTCAAGGCCTCGCGTATCAGGTCCATCAGCACCGCCACCTCATCGGGTGTCAGGTGCGGGATTCTCTGCTTTGCCTTGCTTGGCACCCCGAGCATCACGGTGCGGGTGATGTTTACCGCTGCATCCCAGGCCTGCCCTACTTCCTCGCGGGGGAGCAGGGCGTTTGCCTTGGCCTTGCGATCCATTTCTAGGATATTGGCCTTCTCAAATTCGGATCGAGCTCGACTGTCGTTGTAGCTGGGGATTTCTTCAGGCTCTGGGGAGTCGTCGGCGAAAGCCTGGGCAGGGGGACGCGACGGCCTGGCCTTTGCCGGCTGCTGATCTCGCTTGGCCGTGGGCTGCTTGGCCTCGGATTGAAACGGTGCCACCCTGGCCAGGTACTCATCCAGCAAGATGTCGGCATCAAGCAGCAGGGGCCTAGCCCTGAGGATGCAAGGGCTGCCCAGGAGGGCGCCCTCTCGGCACAGCTTTTCCAGATTTTGGCGACTGCACTTTCTTATCGGCCCCACCGCCGCCTCGATCATTTCCGCCCCTTGGCGGCTGCGAATTGGTGTTGGCATTGCAACCAGTTTACCTAGGGTTGCGTTTTGGGTTGCGTTTTGGGTTGCGTCTTTGCTGCAACCCTGGCCAGGACTGGGGTTTAGGGCAGGCACTGGCAAGACGCAACCTTATTGAGAAGCGTTATCAACAGACAAATCGCGGCTTCGTGGTGCCA